TACCGGCGGCTTAACTTCAGTTGGTACATATAATTCTACAACCTCGACATTTAATGTTGTAATAACCAATCAAACACCTGGTGCTGTACCGACAGCCCCTGTTGTGTATCCAGCTTATTCAAATGTTGGTTCGACGATATTCACACTGTCATATACCCCTGGAACTAATGCAATTCCCGCAGTTTCAGGTGGTATTGTTAGCAGTCTATCTGCAGCAACAACATATTTCTTTGGAAAGCCTACACATATTGAATTGAGTGTGGAGGAGTATCAAGAATTACTCAACAATAATATTAACTGGTCAACTGCACCGTCAGTAACAAGTAAGAATACACCTTTCTCATACAATACAATTGGTGAATCAGGATTAATAATTCTTAATAAGTCTCAAACTACAATTAATTCTAAGTTTGAAGGCTATTATGTTGGCTTAACAGACAACAACAATAATAATCCTGCAACACCATTTGATGGTATACTAGATGTTAATACGGTAGCATCTAATGCAGATTCAAATAGCTACATTCAAGTACCTCGCGCAAGATTGAACTTTACGCTTAGCGCAACTAAGCTTGGCGACGGATCGAGTGTTAGTGAGGTTCAAGAGAATATATCTAAGTTTGATATTAGCCCTCGTACCTTTGATGATACTGTATTGTTCGGTGTCTATAAGCTACGTCAGAGTGTGTTTTCACCTGATGTAATTGCTCTGGACTATGTGGCCTCAGAGACATATGCTGGCTCGCTCGATTATCATCGTCAAATTGCTGATCAAAATGGCGGACCTGCAATTAGCTTCTACTTAGGTCAACAACAAGCAGCTTCTCCAAATATTACTACTTTGGTAAATCCATTCTTAAGCAATAGATATTCAAATACCTGGCTTAATAATAATGGCGTACCTTCAAGAAAAGTAAGATTCCTTTCGGATAGACTGGCTACTCCATTCAGTGTTCAAGGGTTTGTTGATAACACATCAACCTATACCACGAGAGTAGGCGCACCTTCAGCTGTAGTAAGTACTCTACTTACACAGCTTGGACCAACAAATGCGTTGTTCCCATTAGGTGTATATAATAATACAGTAGCAACAACAAAAGATATCGGTAATCTACCTGATAAGCTGGAGAGAGTATTTGAGCTGGTAGAAAATCCTGATCTATATCCGATTAGTATTGCGTGTGAAGCAGGTCTTGGAACCGTCTATGTTAATGCTGTAGAAAAAACATTAGCTGCAGGCCTTCCATTATCAGGTACAGGTCCGTTTATTGATTCCGAGCCTCTAAATGCATTGAGCGCTTGGTATACAACTAATAGCGAAAATCTGACCGATGAAGGTCTACGTTTAAGAGCTAATTACAATGCAGTTGCTAGTGTGTTTGTAAATCAAGCACAAAATCAGCGCAAAGACTTCATGGTAATCTTAGATCCTATTAGAAATATATTTGTACAAGGTGATAATGCAAAGGTTATAAACAGTAAGAAGCTGTATAGTCCTAATGCAGGAGATTCAGCTAATCCAACTGCTGCAGGATATGTAACAACTAACTTTAGTCAGCACATCTATTGGCCATTGAGACATCAATTTGGTTTAACAGATTCAAGTTATGCTTCAATCTATGCTAACGTTGCACAAGTGCTTGATAATTCGACAAATCGTCAAGTATGGGTACCGTTTAGCGGCTTTGCTGCAGCAGCAATGGGCAACACTGATGCAAACTTCCAGCCATGGTTTGCACCAGCAGGATTTACACGCGGTACATTGGTAGGTGTAAATGATCTCGGTGTATACCCTAAACAGAAGCAACGTGATCAACTTTACAAGATAAGTCTAAACCCAGTTACATTCTTCCCTGTTGAAGGGTTTGTAATCTACGGTCAGAAGACAGCTCTTAAGAAGCCAAGTGCATTCGATCGCATCAATGTACGTAGATTGTTCTTAACTCTAGAAACATTAACACGTAATACGGTTAAGTACTTTGTATTCGAGCCAAATACACTCTTTACCCGTACTCAAGTAATTAACACATTGACACCTATATTTGAAAATGCTAAGAATACAGACGGTGTTTATGATTATTTGATTATTTGCGACGAGCGCAACAACACACCTGATGTTATTGATAATAACGAACTTAAGGTAGATCTCTACCTGAAGCCAGTACGTACTGCGGAGTTTATCTTGGTAAGCTTCTACGCAACACGTACTAGCCAAAACTTCCAGGAGCTCCTAGCGTAAGGAATAAATAAATAGCCATGCCAGCAATTAAACAAACAATAGCAGACTTTTACAGAATAGCAGCAGCTCGCGATTTCCAACGCGATATTCACTTCAGAGTATTGAGTATCTCCCCTGGTGGTACAACAACAACCTTTGATGAGAATGATTTAGTGTACGCACGCGCAGCTACTCTACCTTCTAGAGCAATTAACATAAATGAAGTCAAATATATGGGATTAAATTTTAATATCCCAGGTGTAGCAACCTATCCTAATAGCAATAATTACACACTTCAGTTTTTTAATGATGCAAAGAACAACATCAGAACAAAATTTGAAACTTGGTCAAGAGATACTTTTAATGATGTCAATAGTACTGGTAATTATTTTACCCCTACCCAGTCTAGTACGATAGATCTTATACAATTAGACAATCAGCTTGAAAAGGTTGCACAATATCAGCTAGTTGGTGTTAGTATTAAAGAAGTAGGTGATATTAGATATGACTTTACAGGTAACGGCGCTCCTGTTAACTTTAACGTATCAATGTCTTACCATTATTTTGTCAAAAAAGACTAACCGTAATTTCATAGTTCTTATTAAATATATACATGCCAGGTGGTCTTGGAAACCCTTTAACTGATGCCTTTACAGGATTGACTAATAATTTTGTAGGTATAGGAAGGGGTACCAATCCTTTATCTCAACCTCAAATAACAAATTTATTTGGCTTTAATATCCCCGGTGTTCCTTTAATATCTACAAGAGATTACTTCTTATTACAAATGGAAAGTTGGTTGACTTCTATACCAACTCAAAGCCAATGGATAGCAGTTATCGACTCTTATCCCGCCGCATTAAACAATCAATTACTTCAAAATTTAGAAAGAACCGACGGTGCAAGACAGGGTTATAATATAGATCAAGCAAAAACAATACTTACTAGTTTTCCTTTACAAAAAGTTATAGGCTGTGTGTTTGCTCAAGGAGTAGATATACCGCAAGAAGGATTTGAGGTTAATAATATTAATATAGAAAATAATAGAGGCTTCATACAGGGGGTAGCTGCAGGCGATAGATATCCTTATAATCAAAACAGACTTACCCTTACATTTTTAGAAACCAATACAAGCTTTATAGATTTTGTAGTTAGACCCTGGGTAATAATGGCAAGTCATTTTGGTTTAGTAGCTAGGCCGGGAGATGTACCCGGGTCTAAGGATAAGTTAAATATGAAATCTATTATAACTCTTTTATGTTACACTAGAAGCTATCAAAATATTAGTCAAATACCTAGAAAGGTTTTTACGTTCTACAATTGCGTTCCTCACGCTATAGTCGATCAACCATATACATATGACAAAGATGGAATAGCTAGCTATTCTACTTACTGGACATACACAAACTATACTATTCAAAATAGTTTATATTTTCCATTACCTGATATTATTAATAGAGTACAAGGTATAGTAAACGGATCAAACATACCTCAAATTTCTCCGCTACAAAACGCGGGTCAAAATGGCACAAATATCTTTAATGCAGCTGGATTCTTTTAATGAATAATTTTAGCTTTCTTTGTTGGGTTCCTAGTAAAAAAGACTATTTTAGAATTAAAGAGCTAACACTATTACAATATGAGCTTATATTAAAATATATACTCAATAATGATGATGAAGGGCTTGAAAATTGCTTTGAAGAAATTATTAAAACTAACCTAGGAATAGAAAATTTAAATAAATTTGATAAATGGTTTATACTTTCTTTTTTAAGAGCAGTTTGTATCTCTCCAG